CAGCTCCTCCTGCCCCAGCGTCCCGGCCTGCGCCGACAGGCCACCAAGCGCGTCCAGATTGCCAAAAATCCAGCTCGCCTTGTCGATCGACGACAGCAAAAACGCCATGCCCTCAGGGCTCGCACCGCCAAAGCTCATCTCCTTCACGGCGGACGGGTTACCCATGGTGATCACTTCACCGTCCATCGCGTTCATCACGCGCGCCGCGTCAGTGTCCGCACCGGCAAGACCCACCAGAATCGTCTTCCGGCGCATCTCCTGATCACACAACTTGCGGTAAATGTGATTCACCAAGTCGTGCATCGACTTCCACGTCATCGCAGGCGCCAGTGGCATCAGGTTCCCAGGCACCGGCGTCATTGACAAAATCCGATACGGGCCGGCCGCAGGACCATTCCACTCCACAAACCGCAAAGGCTTCGTGTCGCCCACGCCAGAAGCGTCCCACTGAAGCGTCGCCAATGCACGATAATGCGGAAGGTAAATGTCCAACAATTCAACAACATCAACAACCGTGTCAGGCGCAATCTCGGCGCCGTTCCCGATCGTCTCAACACGGTCGTCCCCGTCCTCGTTCGTCATCGTGCGCGACGACGGCACCAGACCCTTCGTGACCTTCTTGTCGAACAACGGCGAAGCCTGAACCTCGTCCAGCGGCAACGTGTAACGGTGGCCAATGAACTGGATCTTCTTCCAGCTCTTTGCCCCCATGTCCACCACCAGATCGTCCAGGTCGATGTGCTCAACCATCACCCCGGGAACAGGAATCTCCTCCCCGTCGATCTCGACCGTACGGTCAAGGTACTGACCCACACGAACACAGCCAATGCAGAAAATTGCGTCCATCACCGCGCTCTGGATCACAGACTCAAAGTCCATGTCCACCAAACGCTTGTTGATCGCCAAACCAAACACCTCGGCAATCGGCTGAAGCCGCAGGTTCGGCGTCGTGCACAGCACCTGCGGATTGCGCGGCGCCAGCTGCCTGATGTAGATCTGCGTCGCCAGCTCGATCAGGTTCATCGGCACCGCGCGGTCAGTGCCGTTGTCGCTGTACTCGCTGCCAACAAACTCCCTCAAAAGCTCCAGCCGCCTGTTGCGAAACACCTCCAAGCGACGCCGCGAATAGCGCACCGCGTCCATCAGCTTCGCAATGAAAGCGTCGTCAAAACGCTGCGGCATCAGTTCACCTTCCGGTAAATTGCAACCGAGTCACGACCCGTCGTCGCGCTGGGACCAACGCGGACCACGTACCTGTCAGACAGCAACGCACCCGCAGGCGCAGACAAAAACAGGTAGTCCAGCTCGTTGTTCTCGTCCAGCTTCACCACAACACCCCAACCGTCGGCCTCCATAGCACCAAGACGGCGCTCGGCGTCCCAGTAGGCACAACCGAGCGCCGCCAGCGCCACGCAAACCAACGCGCCAAACAGCCACCGGGAATCAGGCCAGTCAAAGAGTCCCATTGCCAGCACCTCCAGCCTGACCGGCCCCCTGCTTCGACAACCGGTCACGCTCGTCCATCGCACGGTACAGCGCCACCGTCAGCTCTGCCTCCGAAATCTGCTCGCGCAAACGACCAGACTTCGCCAAGTCCTTCAGCACCAAAGGCACAAGCTCCTTCGCCAACGCAAACGCCGCAGACACAACAACAGGGTCCATCTCACGGCCTCCACTTTCCAGCTTCCTCGGGCTCGAAGTACACCGACTCGGCCTCCGCGCGCGCCATCCTGCTCTGCCACTCGGCGAACCGTAACCCAAAACCACTCAAGCGCTGAACAGGAGCCGCTGTCAAGGGAATCGGGGTTGTCGTCTCGAAAATCATCCACAACAACGCGTCCGCAATCACACGGTCACCGTGGTTTTCGCGCGCACCAGACGGATCGTAAGTGTCCATCGCCGCCGCATGGTACACGCGACCGTCGCTGTTGAATATAAAGCTCTTCAACTCCTCAATCGCCTGCTCACTCGGGTTCAAAAACAACCGGTCCCGATAAGCGTTGCGCAAGCTGCCCAACAACTGCAACTTCGTCACGTCCGAAGAATGCCACCCAACCTGATCCGTCGGAATCGGCGCAGACGTGTCCGTGCGAGAACGACGACACCACACGTTCCGGTAGTCCGTCTGCAACACGCGCTTCAACGCGTTCCGCCCCGGACCATTGATCTCCCACACCAGCAACGCGCCGGGCGGCGTCAGCGGAGAGTCGTTCGCAGGACCGCACCACAACGACAACGCCACCATCACGTCCCCAAAGTCCTCCGGCGATATGTTGGGGTTCACATACTCCAGAAACTTCTCCTTCGTCCGACGATCGCCCGCCACCGCCACCGAGTTCGACGAACCAAGACCCTGCGACACGTCACCCGCCACCACCCCGTCAACACGCCCCACCAGCTTCCCGTCAGGCGTGATCTCGCACCACAACGCCACCGGCCCGTTCGGATCCAACACCATCCGGGGATTCGATATCCGACCCTCAGGACTGCGATCGTACAACAACGTCGCATACGCAAGCGGAGGACGAATGCACGTCAGGAACTCGTCCGTAAACAAATCCGAACCGAAAAACTGGGAAACAGAATTGTCATAATTCAGATTCAACTCCTGCTGCGTAATCAGCGGGTTCGGATCCTTACGCTCCTCATTGTCAAAATACGGCGAACGCAACTGACCGTCGCACTTGAAAGGATAATTCTTCGGAAAACGAAACTTCTCGTCAATAATACGAATCGTACCGTCCTTCGGATGCCCAATGTACAAACCAACACGCTGACGAGGATGCCGAGACCAATGCAGCTGCACCACCTCCACCTGATTCTTCTTCCGCATCCGCGCAAACGCATTGCCCGGACCCTTCGGCGTCGATATCCAAAAACACGAAGGACTGTTCTTCTGCAACGCCGCCATCACCGCCTCGCCATCAGGCACAGACGCAAATTCGTCCACCGCCGCACCCTTGCGTCGACCGCCGCGACCAATGTCCTTGTTCGTCGACTCACCGTTCACAATCGAACCATTTTCCAGATTCAACAGCTTCATCGAAGAACGCTCAAACTTCGGACGCGCAAAACCCGGTATCGACTTCAACAAATAGTCCAGCTTCCAAAAAAGCGTGTCAGGGTCGTCCCGACGGTCCACCAAGTCCTCCTTGCGCGAGGCCAGCGTGAACGTCGAGTACGGCTCGAACAACCAGTAGTGCAGGTACAAACCGCACACGATCCACGTCGCACCCTGGTCGCGCGACTTCTCCCACAGCAGGTTGCGCCCAGCGTCGATCGCCCGCTTCCCGCGCAGGATCGCGTCGTCCTGCGCACCGTACGTCACAAACGGCACGTCCTTCGTCCCCATCTTCGACATCCGCGGATCGAACGTCCACAGCATGGTGTTGAAGAAAAACAACACGTCGCGCCGGCACGCACACCACCATTCACGCATGAACTCCGGATCGTCCAGCGCCTTCACCAATAGCGCACGACGAAAACGCGCATTTTCCAGAGGATGCTTTGGGACGGCCGCGTAATAGCGTGAGCTTGAATCCCAAAGCAAATAATCCGGAAATGGAGATGGGACTTCCACCTCCTCCAGCGTCTTGTAGAACTTGCCGGGCGCACCCTGAATGCTTGGCATTGGCTCACTTACCTCCTTGCGTCCGCCTTATAAAGCGCTTCCAAACATTTTGCTTTGCAATAATGTCGCACCGGAACCTCGCCGGAACCTCCGGAACCTCGTCCGGAACCTCTAAACCCAATAACGCCAATGGTCCGGAACATCCGGAACCTCCCGTGTGTCCGGAACTCGATTTCCGAGGGGGGTACATGCTCGCCGAGCTGAAAAAAAATCCTCGCGCGCGCGCGCGAGAGACCGATACGAGGTTCCGGATGTTCCGACATATTGACGCTGGCGATGTTACGTTGCGTTTCATAGGTTCCGGAAGTCCCGGTTTTCGAGGGATGAGGTTCCGGGAAATCGTTTGATTTGAGTCACGCAACATCCGTAGCCTCCGGTACAGTCAGTAAGTGAGTGTTTACTTACTCCGAAGCGAGGGTCATGCCAAGTCGCCGTCGGGCGACGACGCAGACTCCACCGCCAACTCAGACTCCGAACGCGCCGCAGCCATGCGACGCCATTCGCGCAAACGCTTCCGATTCGCGGCCTCCACCAATTCCTCAGCTGCATTACGCGCAATAGCCTCAAAACCATTCACAGACTCCTTCCAACTATTCAAAAACGTATCCAAACGCAATAAAACACCACCGTCGTCCGCAAAACGCGCCTCCTCCTCAGAACGAGCCTCCTTGTCCATCGTACGCATATACATCGACGCATAAAACGCACGACGAAAAGACTCGTCAGAACGAACCTGCTCCAATAAACCCGCAGCCTCAGCACTAGGCGCATCCGCAGCTGTCACACCCTCCGCCAACCAATTCGCAGCAACCCAACGCACAACATCACGATGGTCCAGCTGACGACCAGACAAACCACCAACAACACGACGAGAAGACGACGCGTCAGGCACCACAGGCACATTCGGAAACTTCGGCTCCTTCGCTCTCCTAGGCATACCACACCTCCTTAGATCGGACACATAACAAACACAGCAAAGGCGCCTGCGTCAACACAGACCCACGAAAATTGGGCATTTTTCTCGACGGGGTTAGATCTTTTCCCCCGGCGGGTCGCGGGCGGGGGGCTCGGGGCGGTTTTGCGCGCGCGCCGCCGCTGGGGGGCCCCATTTGCCGCCGCCGCCGCCGCCCCGGCCGCCGCCGCCGCCGCCCCGGCCGCCGCCGCCGCCGCCGCC